AAGAGCAAAGACGCTCCTTTCTTAAAATGGATATACAAGCTAATGGAAATCCAAGAAAAGATTGAGGATGAGAAAAGAAAATATGATGAGGTTCTTTGCGAGACTGTTTCAGCCATTGAAAAAATGGAAAACGAAGAATATAAAAGCGTTCTTACTTACCGCTACATCAATAACATGCTGTGGGAAGAGATAGCTGACGCTTTAGAAACAACTGAAAGAACAATCTATAGGTGGCACCGAATGGCACTTGATGTTCTTGAGATATAAAAAATGTCAGTCAATGTCAGTTGATGTCAGTCAATGTCAGTTGATGTCAGTTAATGTCAGTACATGTCAGTCGATGTCAGTCAATGTCAGTCGATGTCAGTCAATGTCAGTCGATGTCAGTCAATGTCAGTCAATGTCAGTACATGTCAGGGTATTGACTGTGGTATGATTATAATGGGGAAACCCGAAAAGAAAACATAGGTCAACAGTTAGCGCTGCTGGCCTTTTTTCATACCCTGAAAGGAGGACATGGATGCCATACAAACCAAAGAAACCATGTGCTTATCCAGGATGTCCTAATCTAACCTACGGGATGTATTGTGATGAGCACAAAAAGAAAACAAACAAAGACTATAACGACTACCAAAGAGATCCAAAGCTAAAACATAAATACGGGAACAATTGGCAAAGAACCAGAAACAGATACATCAAAGCACACCCACTGTGTGAGGATTGCTTGAAGGAAGGAAGAATGGTTATTGCTGAGGAAGTCCATCACATTTTACCTGTAAGGATGGGAGGTACAAATGAATGGAAAAATCTAGCTGCTCTTTGTAAGTCATGTCACAACAAAAGACACATTGCTTTAGGTGATAGACGCGTGTTCTAACCCCTAGGGGGATGTGAATCTTAAAACCTAAAGAGGCTCGGAAGCGGGCGTGGGCTCATACGCTAATTTTTTTGATTTCAAACGGGTGATTGACCCACGAATTTGAAAATGCAAACAATAATTTTTCAAAAAATAAAAGGAGGATAACATGGATAAAGAAATAAGAATAGAGCTGTTTCGTAGCACTAAACCAAGATTGGTTGCAAGTAAAGAATTACAAGAATTCATAAATGGTTTTATCAAAGAAGGATGGAATTTTAAATCCATTCTGTTTCATTCAGATATCTTGGCCTACGAGATTTTGTTAGAAAAAGGGAGTGTGAGTGAAAATGGCAAAAGACGGAACTGCTAGAGGCGGAAGGCGTACAAATTCAGGAAAGAAAACTACTGCTCACGCAACTATATATGGCGAGATGGTTGGCCTTAATGGATTGCCTACTCCTGATGAACTTGAAGGAGTCGAATGTCCTCCTGTTGATGAGTTCATGAAGGCAAAACAAAAAGATGGAACTGACATGGAAGCGGAGCGTGTTTACAAAGCCACTTACCTTTGGCTAAAGAAAAAAGGCTGTGACAAGCTCGTAGCTAAACAACTGGTTCAGCAATATGCGATGAGCGTAGCACGTTGGATTCAATGTGAGAACGCACTATCAACTTATGGTTTCCTTGCAAAGCACCCTACTACATCAGCAGCAATTGCATCACCTTATGTCTTGATGGGTCAAACCTACATGAAGCAAATAAATGCTACTTGGTTTCAGATCTATCAGATCGTTAAAGACAACGGTTCTGCTGGTATGGAAGAGCTAGAAGACAGCGATATTATGATGGAAGCTTTGCTTAAGACTAAGAAAAGATAACGGAAAGACACGCGTCTTGAAGGCCAAAAGACGTGAAAAGACAGCAGTCTTAAGACCAAAAAGACGTGGTCTTAATGGGGAATATTGGTGGATATTGGCAAAATATCGCGGTATCTCCCGCTTTATTGTGTATATTTGCAAGTCTTAAAGTCTGGAAGACGAGCGTCTTAAGTACGCAAGACAACCAAGATACCGATGTCTTAGACTGAAAAGATACGGAAAAGACAGCAAAAAGACAGGTGTCTTAAGGCCAAAAGACACCAAGTATTAAGGGATGAGACATCGTCTAGAGTGCCACATCTTCTGCATAATACCTAACATCTAGACAACAAATACACATTTTTGAAGGAGGAAAGTAAATGTTCGAGAAGGTAAACCCAAAGCACCCTGATAAGGTTGCAGATAGGATTGCAGGGGCAATTGTTGATTTAGCCTATGCATCCCAAGAAAACCCTAGAATCGCTGTTGAAGTTTTGATTGGACATGGCAAGTGTCACATCATCACCGAAACATCAGTATTCTTGGATAGAAAAGAAATAAATAAAATTGTGAAGCGCATTGCTGGTAATGTGCGTGTGGACTATGTTGAAGTTCCACAGGACCCACAGCTTGCAAACAATCAAAAAGGAAAAATCAGATGTGGTGACAATGGCATCTTCCGTGGTGTCCCACTTACAAAAGAACAAAAAACACTATCAAGGATTGCAAGAGAGATTTTTGCAAGATTTCCTTATGATGGCAAATACATCCTTGATGGTAAAAAGCTAATCATTTGTCAATCAAACACACAGGCTGAAGAGCTAAAGAGAATTTATCCTTCAGCTACTATTAATCCGCTCGGCTACTGGACTGGTGGAACAGATGTTGATACAGGTGCTACTAACCGTAAGCTTGGCTCTGACATGGCTGATTCAGTTACAGGCGGTGGCTTGTGGGGCAAAGATACATCCAAAGCCGATGTATCAATAAACATCTACGCTTGGCTTAAGGCTCAATCAACTGGTCAGGTTGTTGAACTTTCCTGTGCTATTGGAGATGAGACTGTTGATGGTAGACCTTATAGCGAGATTGTTGAAATTGCAAAAGAGTATATAAACGATTTAGGTGGATTTGAAAAATTTGCTGAGTGGGGGCTTGTGTAATATGGCAGACAAAAACACTACTTATGAAATTGTTGAAATTGAAAAATTAATACCTTACGTGAATAATGCCCGAACTCATAATGAAGCACAAATTGAAAAGATAGCAGCTTCAATTAGAGAGTTTGGGTTTTTAAATCCTATCATCGTTTCTGAAGACTACACGATTCTTTGTGGGCATGGCAGATACTATGCTTCAAAGAAACTAGGACTAACAAAGGTACCTTGCATAAAAGAGTCTCACCTAAGTGAAGCACAGAGAAAGGCCTACATCTTAGCTGATAACAGAACTGCTGAAGACGCTGGATGGAATGATGACTTACTTAAAGTCGAGTTAGATTTCTTAAAGGAACAGGCATTTGACCTTTCACTTACAGGCTTTGATGACAAAGAAATAAATGCGCTCTTCGATACTGACAATGAGGCTAAAGAAGATAATTTTGATGTTGATGAGGAATTAAAGAAACCAGCATTCTCAAAGCCAGGCGATATTTGGCATCTTGGTAAGCACACAGTTATTTGTGGTGACTCAACGCTCCCAGATACTTTTAAGACCTTATTAGGTGATACTAAGGTAAACCTTGTATGCACTGATGCCCCATATTTTGTAAAACTTGAAAGCACGAGCGGAACGATTACTAATGATGATCTAAACGATAAAGAAGGATACGAGTTCTTACTTAAGGCTTTTACAAACTTCAAAAACGCGATGGCAAAGGATGCTTCCATTTATGAATTCTATGCAACAATGAAAACTAGAATCTTCTATGATGCATTTGAAGATGCAGGATTTAAAGTTGGCGCTGGCCTTATTTGGAAAAAGCCTAAAGCACCATTTATGAGAACTGACTGGAAATTCAATATGGAACCAATCATCTGGGGTTGGAGAAAAGATGGTAAGCACATCTGGTATGGAGATCAAAAGCAAACAACTATCTTTGAGTTTGACTCAATTAAATCAAGTGTGATGGACGGCTTCTCCCATCCAAGTTCAAAACCTGTACCGCTTATTGCTTACTTGATAAAACAATGTACGCAGATTAATGGGATTGTCCTTGATGGCTTCTTAGGTTCAGCATCAACTCTTATTGCTTGTGAGCAGCTTGATAGAGTTTGCTATGGTGTGGAACTTGAACCAAAGTTCATCGATGTTGCAGTTAAGAGATACATTGCGTTTAAGGATGATGACACTGATGATGTTTACTTAATCCGCGATGGTAAAAAGTATAAATATGAAGATGTGAAACTCCCTGAAGAAGAAAATGAGTAAAAGTGCTCGAATGACTTGATATTTTCTCCGTTTAGAGCGATGTATGTAATACCAATTAAGGAGGTCTTTTAAATGGAAAACAAACGCGAACAGCTATATAAGCTTTGTGATGAAACCAACACATCGAGATCTGGAATGGACTACCTTGTGAATTACTACATCAGCTCTCTTGGATGGAGTGAAGAGAAAGCAATTGAATATGCCATTTCTCTTTTTCATAACGGAACCATCACACAAATCAAACTAATCGGTAAGGATGGTAAAGAACTATGAACCAAGAAACACTGGAAAGATTAAGAAAACAATACCCAGTTGGAACTAGAGTTGAACTGTTAAAAATGGATGATGTTCAAGCACCGCCTGTAGGTACTCTTGGTACAGTTATGGGTGTAGATGACATTGGTTCTATTATGGTTTCATGGGACAATGGTAGCTCACTTTCTGTTGTATATGGAGAGGATATTTGCAGGGTTATAAAACCGACAAAACTACACAAAAACTAGTGTAAAAAATTGTGTAAATTATTATGCTCAAATGACTTGATATATATCTTTTTTAGAGCGAATATACACATGCGAAAGGGAGAATATCCCAAAAAGCATCGGAGGAAAAAGCATGAACGAAAGAATAGAAAACCAAGTCAAAGAGATGAAAAGCCAAACAATCGGTGTTGAGGTTGAAATGAACAACATCACAAGAAAAAAGGCAGCAACACTAATTGCCGACTTCTTCGGAACTGTAAGCTATGATGCCAACCACGAATACGGTTATTACACATGGGCATGCAAGGATGGCCAAGGTCGCATTTGGAAGTTCCAAAGAGACTCAAGCATTCAAGGAAACGATGATGAGAAATGCGAACTTGTAACACCAATCCTTACATACTCAGACATTGAAACCTTACAAGAGATCATCAGAATTTTAAGAAAGGCGGGAGCAAAGAGTGATGCCACAAGGGGATGCGGAGTTCACATTCACATTGGAGCAAACGGACATACAGCTAAAACCTTAAGAAACCTTGCAAACATTATGGCAAGCCATGAAGGATTACTTAAAGTTGCCTTAGACCTTGATGATTTAAGAGTTCAAAGATACTGCAGAATGGTAAGCCCTAACTTCTTAAAGCAACTTAACAAAAAGAAACCAGAAACATTAAGCGATTTTGCAGACATTTGGTACAAAAGCCAAGGAGCTGATTATGGCAGAATGCAACACTACAACGAATCCAGATACCACATGCTAAACTACCATGCAACATTTACAAAAGGCACAATTGAATTTAGACTTTTCCAATTCAACGCACCAGCTGATGGAAAACAAAACGGATTACACGCAGGCGAACTTAAAAGCTACATTCAATTATGCTTAGCCCTTTCAGAAATGGCTAAAGAAGCAAAGGCAGCAAGCCCAAAGCCACAACAACACGACAATCCAAAATACGCTATGAGAACTTGGCTTCTTAGACTTGGCTTTGTAGGCGATGAATACAAAACTGCAAGAGAAGTTTTAACCAGAAGATTACCAGGCGATGCAGCTTTCAGGTCAGGAGTAAGACCTGGAGCTACCGCTTAAGGAGGTAAAAGATGATGAAATACTACATTGCATACGGAAGCAACCTTAACCTAGCACAGATGAAATACAGATGCCCAAAAGCTAGACTTGCAGGAACAGGATGGCTTGAAGGCTATAGGCTTCTTTTTAAAGGAAGTAAGACTGGTTCATACCTAACGATAGAAAAGGATGAAAAGCATAAGGTTCCTATAGCGGTTTGGAAAGTAAATGATGAGGATGAAGCTGCACTTGATATTTATGAAGGGTGTCCTACCTTCTACTACAAAAAAACGATGAAGATAACATTCACATCCTTGCGGGGACTTAAGGTAAGAGATGACGCCTTTGTCTACATCATGCACGAGGATAGGGAGCTTGGAATTCCTAGCCAAAGATACCTTGATACTTGTGTTGATGGGTACTTAGCATTTAAGTTTGATACACGCTACTTACAGGAAGCATTAAATTATTCATATTTGGAGGTATAGTCATGGGAGCAGAAAGAGAAAATGTAAGAATCAAAGTTTGTCCACTTTGTGGGAAGGAATACAAAGGTCATCCAGCCATTTCAAGAACGGATAACCAAACACCGATATGCCCAACTTGTGGAACACGCGAGGCGCTTGAAAGCTTAGGAATTGATGAAGCTGAAAGAGAAAAGATAATCGCCTCAATTCCTCAAATCGAGGATAAATAAACAACAACAAAAATAATAATAAACCAAAGAAGGATTCCAGCAAAATGGAGTCCTTTTTACATAGTAAAAGGAGGTGTGAGTTTTGGCAAAACTAAAGAAATATGTACCAACGAAATTTATGGCTCCTGACTCCACCTACTCAAAGTCAGCAGCGGACAGAGCTGTATGTTTCATTGAATCACTAAAGCATACTGACGGTATCTGGTATGACAAGCCATTCGAGCTTCTTGACTGGCAAGAACAAATAGTAAGGGATGTGTTTGGTGTTTTGAAACCTAATGGTTATAGGCAATTCAACACTGCTTATATTGAGATACCAAAGAAGCAAGGTAAAAGTGAGCTTGCAGCTGCAATTGCACTATATCTTACCTGCGGAGACCTTGAGGAAGGAGCGCAAGTTTATGGCTGTGCAGCTGATAGAAATCAAGCAAAGATTGTATTCAATGTTGCAAGAAAAATGGTTCAACTAAATAAAACACTTAAGAAGGTAGTAAAGATTAGTGAATCAAAAAACAGAATGGAATATAACAACAGTTTCTATCAAGTGTTATCAGCTGAAGCCTACTCTAAACACGGCTTTAACATACACGGAGTTGTCTTTGATGAGCTTCATGTTCAACCAAACAGAAAACTCTACGATGTTATGACTAAGGGTTCAGGTGATGCTAGAATGCAGCCTTTATTCTTCTTAATCACTACAGCTGGTGATGATACGAACTCGATATGCTATG